GTCTCCTGGGCGGTGCGCACCAAGTCGGTGACGAACTGCTTCTGTTCGTCCATGCTCTCCTCGGAGCCGCAGACCATCATCATGCTGTCGACGAACACCTGCTGGCCCTTCAACTCCTCGGCGAAGTAGCGCAGCACCGCCAGGCACACCTCGGTGTTGATGCGGCCCACGTGGTCGAACATCCACAGCCGGCCGTCCGTCCAGCGGCTGAAGGCCTGCAGCGACACGCCCGCGGGCTTGGGCAGCCCCAGCGCCTGGCGGGCCATGCGGGCCAAGGAGCGGGCGGGCGCCATCTCGAACGACATCAGCAGCGTGCGGTAGCCCGAGGTCATCAGGTCCAGCGCCACCTGCCCGGTGAACATGCTCTTGCGGTGGCCGTTGTAGCCCGCCCAGGCCGTCAGCTCGGCAGGGCGGAACTCGATGCGCCCGCGCAGCTTGGTGGAGAACATCTCCGGGGCCTTGTGCTTGGGGTCACGCGGGGTGAACTCGGCCAGCAGCTCGTCGGTGAAGACGCTGGCGGCCTTGACCTTGACGCGGGCCTCGGTGGCCTTGGCGTAGCTGGCCCAGTCGATGGTGTCGGGGATCAGTTGCATGGGACTCCGTGGCGGAAAACCTCAACCCAAGGCGCCCCAGAGGAGCGCTTCCATTCGCCGCCCAGCACCCGGCTTGCACCCGCGGTGACGGCGGCCATGCACAGGGCGCGCACCGTGCGCTGGTGGCCGTCCTCTTGCTCGGCCGCGACGATGACGTCCAGGCCCACCAAGGCCCGCAGGTCCAGCCGGTCAATGGGCTCATCAGGGGCCACCACGATCTCCAGGGCGTCCCCGGCTTGGCAAGGTGCCACCTGGGCCACGTGGATGGCCACGGCGGCGGGCCTGACGCCTTTGCTCCGCAAGGCCACCAAGGTGTCGAGTCCCCTCATACCGCCCCCGCAAAAGCGTCATCGGTCTGGCTGCCCTCGTCCTCCCAGCGCCGGCCGTTGAGCCAGGTGCTGGGGTGAGGGATGAACTGGCCGGCGTCGCGCTGCCACTGGGCGCTCTGGCGCTGCAGGGCCAAGGCGGCCAGCATGCGCAGCAACAGCGGCTCGTCAGGGCGCAGCCGGGCAAAGGCCTTGGCGGCCTGCGGCTTGGCGGTCTTGCGGGGGTAGGCCTGCCAGAAGCGGTCGAAGCCGGGCGGGAACTCGTGGACCTTGGCGGGCGGATCGGCAGGCGGATCGGCAGGCGGATCGGTCGCCCCGCCCCCCGAAAGGGGTAAGGGGTTAATACTTCCCTTCCCTTCCCTTCCTCCCTGCGCGTCCTCTACGCGTGGTGACGCGTCGGCCACGCGTGGGGCACGCGTGCGTTTTGGTGCTGTATTCGGGTCCGGTAAAACGCTGGCCGATTCGCGGGGATTGATGTGCTGATGCTTGCCGAAGCTCGGGATGTAGGCGAGGGTTGCTCCCTCGTACAGCATGACCAAACGCGCGTTCAGCAGCTCATCTGCAAGCGCCTCGATGTCGCAGTTATCACCCGGCAGATAACGCAGCTTAAAGGTTTTTGGCTTCCAAGCAAAACGTCCTTCCTTGTCGGCCTCGCACCAAAGTGCGATGTAAAACAAGCGCGCCAGCGGAGACAGTAAAACGATGTCCTCGGAAGTAAAAAAATCGGGTTTTATCGTGCGAATTCGTGCCATGTCAGGCGGCCCTCCACTCGCGTTCTGGTCGGCCTGCGGTGCTGAGCACGGTCTTGCCGGTGGGTTGAATGAGGCCGGCGCGCTGCAGCTCGGCGGTGCGGCGGGCCACGGCCACGCCCGTCAGGCCGGTGCGCGCGGCGATGCCGTCCTTTCCCAGCGGGCCAAAGCGCTTGAGACAGGCCACGAGAACGCGGTGGTGCTGCGCCTGCAGCTCCCTGGCGCTGGCGGCGGCCTGGTGGCTGGTCACAGGGTCACTGCGCCGGGCCTGCGGCAGGTCAAACAGCGGGAGCTGCTGGACGGGTTGCGTTTGCGCAACGGCGGTGCTTGGCATCAGTCGTTGCTCCCGCCGGCAGGCGCCGAGTCGTTCGGATTGCCGTTCACCATGCGCAGGAGCAAAGTTGCGGCATGCACTCGACGCTCTGCCTCGGCCTCCAAAACCCTGATCACCCAGTCCATGCGGGTGCCGACACCATCCACGATGGCCAGCGCGTCAATGCGCACCAGCAGCGACCGCGGGATCTGGCCGCGCAGCTCGGTGTCGCGCTGTTCAGCCATGCAGCACCAACAAAAAGACCCCCGACAGCACCGCCGCCGGGGGCAAGAGCGCACCAGCGCTCAGGGGGGAAACCTGGGGAATCATCAGGCCGCTTCTTGCAGAGGCTCGGTGCGGCGCTTGACGCGGGTCCGCCCGTACTTCAGTTCAAGCAAACGCAGCCATCCTTTGGGGACACCGCGCACATGCCAGTTACTGATGACGTTGGGGTTCGTGCCGATGGCGCGCGCCAGCTTGCTGACGCCGCCCTCGGCGGTGATTGCGGTCTGAAGAATCTCCATGCGGGAGACTCTATCACAACTGTGGTAGCAAGCAACAACAAGTGTGTCGCTAGCCTAAAGGCTGTGGAAACCGTCTCGCAGCGACTGAAGCACGCGCGCACCCAGCGTCAATGGACGCAGGCGCACCTGGCCATTGCCGCAGGGTTGACCACGGGCGCGGTCGGCAACATCGAAGCCGGCATGCGCCAGGCCAAAGGCAGCCTGCCAGCGTTGGCCGAAGCGCTGGGCGTGTCCTACGCTTGGCTGGCGAACGGCACGGGCGAGATGTTGATTGCCAAGCCAGTGCTGTTACCCAGCGGCCTGACGCCTGGGGCGCTTGAGCTGGGCCAGCTCTACGACATGATCCCAGCCGAGCAGCGCATCAAGCGCGCTCAGGCCTTCGCCGCCGCCTCTGCTGCGATTCTGGCTGTGCTCGAAGCGCCTGCCAGCGCGCCATCAGGGCCGGGTCGGAAAACACCAGCACCTTGATCCCAAAGTTTGCGGCGCGCCGTGCGGCGGCGGCCGCTTGCGCGTAGTTGGCGGGACTTACCAGCTCAGCAACGCTCTCTATCTCTATCTCTATCTCTCTCTCTCTCTCTCTCTCTCTCTCTCGCAATAAACGGGCCACTATTTCCCCCTGTGGTTACCTTTTTTTTGAGTGTCATCAACTATTGAAATCAATGTCCAGCGTGTAAACGCCTAACGAGGGAAAACACCTACAAAAAAAATTGACCGCGCGTACCACATCTGTTGTTTGTCCTACCCACAGTTGTGATAGAGTTCTCTCCATGCGCTGCACGGTTGTGGCGCCAGGAGAGACAGATGGACGCAGCCTTCAGATCCGCCCAGTCAATCTGGGACCACATGGCCCCGCCGGAGCACGACGACGAGCCGACGCAGTCGGAATTGTCTGAGGCCACAGACGAATTTCTGATCGACACCTGGGCCACTTCTGACTGGCTCAACCAGAACCTCAAGCAGCCCGAGCTGAGCACCACCGACATCCGCGAGTGGGCCTGGGCGCACACACCCGATCAGATCGACGTCTTCGACGCCACGCTCGACCAGTTGTGGGCGCTGATGATGAGCGGCACCCAGCACCAGTGCTTGGCTGCGCGCGACGAACTGCGCGACCGCATGACCAAAGCCTGCCGCGACCAGATCGAGGCCCGCGTGCCCACCATCCGCGCCAGCAATGTGCAGGCCGCCCGCGAGTACGCCGCCGAACTGCAAGCGGAGGCCGCATGAGCTTCCTGCGCATTCACGCCGACGAGGCCCGCATCTGCGCCAGTGGCCCGCACCTGGGCCGCCAGCGCAGCGTTGAGCTCGAGCTGGACCTGAGCGAGACGCAGTGGATGGACGCCCTGTCGTTCATGCTCAGCCAGACCAGCGACGACAAGCTGCTCAACCTGCTGCGCGCCGAGTACTCCGACCTGCTGGAGGCCGCATGAACACCACCACGCGCAAGTTCCCGAGGACGCTGCAGGAAGCGTTCCCGCAAGACCGCCAGTGGGCGTATTCGTTGGAGCGCACCAGCCGGCGCATGGACGCCGTGGGCAGCGTGCTGCTGGCCTGCGCCATCGGACTGGGCCTGGCCCTGGCGCTGGTGCACTGGTGGAGCGCGTGATGGCAGTCAACATCAAGCCAGAAGGCTGGGAGTGCCACGGGCCCTGCCACCAGGGCCGCGCCAAGTGCCCAACGCCGCATGCCTGCGAGCGTCCAGACGACGACGGGGGCACGTTTCGCCTGCTGGGCCAGGCGTTCCTTGCCGTGATCCTTGCCGCGCTGGTGGTCGTTTGCCTGGGGGTGCTGCTGTGACAAGGCTGCAGGAATTCCTCGGCGTCTATCGCCTGTACCGACTCGGCGGCAACACCCGACGCTATTCGCTGCGCATCGCCTACGGCTGCGCGTTCAAGAACCTGCCTTTTTGAGGAGACCACGATGAGCAACAAAGCCCTGTGGCAGCGCGCCTATGTCACCGACCCGCGCGCCGTCAAGGAGATCACCGGCAAGCAGTACCGGGGCAACAGTCCCAAGCCGTACTGGATCGTCGAGCGCCTGACCGACGAGTTCGGACCCTGCGGCATCGGCTGGGGCTTCACCATCTTGAACGAGCGTTTTGAGCGCTTCAGCGAGACCGACAGCTTGCACGTTGCATCGGTGCGCTTCTGGTACGTGCTGGACGGCGTGCGCGGCGAGCTGGAACAGATCGGCCAGACCAAGGCCAGCTACACCACCAGCAAGGGCAGCTTCATGCTGGACGAGGACGCGCCCAAGAAGAGCGTGACTGACGCGCTGGTCAAGTGCGCCAGCTACCTGGGCTTTGCCGGTGACATCTTCAGCGGCCGCTGGGACGACAGCAAGTACGTGGCCGAAGCCGCCAAGGAGTGGCGCAAGCGTGATGACGACGCCAAGGGCAACAAAGCCGAGGTCAAGCCCATCAACGCGGGCGTGATCAGCGCCACCGACGGCGCCGCTGACGCCCTGCAGGAGCAGGAGCGCAACGAGATGACCGAGGTGGCGTTGCACATGATCGATTGCCACCGCAACGAGCGCGACCTGGATGCCATCCGCATCTGGTACGACCCCGCCACCTTTGAGAGCAACGAGCAGCGCGTGTTTGTGTGGTCGCTGCTCAAGACCGAATCCAAGCTCCGTGCCTTGATCAAGGCCAACCAACCAGAGAAAGAAGCAGCATGAAGATCACCACCAAGTGGTTTGGCGACCAGTTCAACGTCGGCCTGGCCAACGGCGACAAGCCCGAGTTCCTGTCCATCAAGGGCTGCCGCATCAAGAGCGGCGAGAAGGGTGAGTTCATCTCCTGGCCCGCCCAGAAGAAGGACGACGGCACCTACTGGCGCCACGCTTGGGGCTCAGATGAGTTCCAGGCCGCCGTGATCCGCGAGGCCAAGAAGAGCCAGCCGCAGGACACCAAGCCGGCGCGGCAGAAGGATGAGGCGTGGCAGGCCCGCGCCCCGGCCCGCCAAGCCGCGCCCGAGGATGAGGACGTCCCTTTCTGACCTGACATGCACAACCGCATCAACCCGCGCGAGCGCGCCCACCTGGCGCGCGTGAAAGCCTTGGCGTGCAGCGTGTGCCAGGCCCCGCCACCGAGCGAGGCGCACCACATCAAGCAGGGCCTGCAGTTCACCGCGGTGGCCCTGTGCGAGAGCTGCCACCGCGGCCCCGTGATGGGCTGGCACGGCCAGAAGCGGGCCTGGGCGGTGCGCAAGCTGGATGAGCTCGACGCGCTGAACGAAACCATCAAGGCACTGGCATGACTGACCGCGAACTGCTGGAGGCCGCTGCGAAGGCGGCTGAGATTGGGAGGAGCATGTAATGGACCCGCTGTATCTCATCTTCTTAGCGCTGTGCTTTATCGCAGGCATATTGCTGGGGAAAGGAAAATGAAATGACCCGCCAATCCAATATGAAGTACGAAGGCCAAGGTTTAACGTGGTTCTTCCGCGTCGTGTGGGTGCTCTCCGCCATCGGCGCGGTGTCGCTGGGTGGCTTGAGTCTGTATGTGCTGTGGAGGGTGTTTGCATGACTGACACAAGCGGACCGGCATTCCCGTTGTTGAAGCACTACGTCAACGGGCACATTGAGCAAGTTGCCGAAGGCATGACCCTGCGCGACTACTTTGCGGCTCAGGCGATGCCGCTGGCACTTGCGGAGTACCGCATGGTCACACATTGCATGAAGCACGCTATGGGCGAAGACTGGGGAATCCCTTACGGTCTGTCGTCGGTTGCAAGCAAAGCCTACGAATTGGCTGACGCGATGCTGGCAGCCAGGGGCCAGCAATGACCCACACCACCACCCTGCACAACCCGCAGGAAGCCCACGTCACGCTGCAGCGCCTGTGGGGCTGGCTCAAGCCCCGCTTGCTGCAGGGCCAGCGCATCACGCTGTCTGTTGAAGAGGAGCGGCGCAACAACAGCCAGAACGCGCTGCTGCACGCCACGCTGGCTGACATCGCCAGCCGGCGCGAGTGGGCCGGCAGGAAATGGGAGGCCGAGGTCTGGAAGCGCCTGCTCACGGCCGCGTGGATGCGCACCCGCGGCGAGCAGCTGGTGGTGGTGCCCGCCCTGGACGGCCACGGTGTGGATGTGGTGTTCCAGCGCACCAGCCGGCTGAGCAAGGCCGAGATGGCCGAGCTGATCGACTTCATCCAGGCCTGGGAGGCGCAGCAATGACCGAAACCCTGACCTGGACCCCCGCGGCCAACAAGCCCGACGCGGACATCAGCGTGCTGTGCTGGCGCGACACCCGGGAGTGGTTCTCGGGCTGGTGGGACGACGAAGCCGGCGCGTGGTTTGACGCAGCCACGGGCGGCATCGTCGATGGCGTGACGCACTGGGCAGATGTGCGGGGGCCGCAATGAACCCCTACCGCGCCCAAGACCTTGCCCGCTGCGCCGGCAACCCCTGGGTGGTCGAGGATCAAAGGTGCCCGTCGCGGGTGGAGGTGAAGCAATGAGTGACCTGAGAGACGCTGCGCGTCAGGCGCTGGAGGCGTGGGAGTACATCAACAAATACGGCTTTGTCTTGGCCGACTATGAAGGCCCGATGGAGCAAGCCATCACAGCCCTCAGCGCCGCGCTGGAGCAGCCCAACGAATGCCACTGGTATCAGGACGGAGACGAGGAGTCCGACAAGTGGGCCGCGTCGTGCGGCAGGCATCGCTATTTCCAACTGAACGACGGCACCCCAACCGACAACCGCATGACGCACTGCTGCTACTGCGGCAAGCCGCTGGTGGAGGTGCCCATTGAACCGGAGGACAACCATGAGTGACCTGAGAACCGCCGCCCAGCAGGCGCTGGCGTCCCTGCGCGGATACCGCCGCGAGATTGGTTGCAAACAGCCCTGCGACGCGGAGCGGGCGTTGGAGGCCGCGCTGGAGCAGCCGGAGCAGGAGCCGGTGGCGACGGTGAAGGTAATGGGCAGCTACAACGGTGTGCCAGCGCTTGGTTGCCTGATCGATGCGTCAGCAACGCACGTGAAGCGCGGGGACAAACTCTACACCCACCCACCCCGCCGCGAGCCGAAGCAGGGGCCGGTGACGAACAACCCAGACCCCTATCACCTGTCGCGCATCCTGCACGAACTTGCAGGGTCGGCGTCGATGTGTTGGGATCACGTTGATCGTGCCGGTGTATTTCAATCAACGCAGGCGGCAGACGTTGTAGCTGCGGCTATCGCTGAGATTCGGCAGCGCATGAAAGACGCCCCACCCCGCCGCGAGTGGCGCTCGTTGAGCGAGGAGGAGATGCGATGGGTCATGCGTGATGGTGAAGGGCGGTCGGCGCTTGCGCTTGCCCGCGCCATCGAGGCCGCGCTGAAGGAGCGTAACGCATGAACATCACCACACTCGAGTCGCAGATCGCCGAGCTGCAGCGCCAGGCCGAGGCGCTGCGCACCACCACGGACGACCCGCGGCTGCCCGCCGCCTGGCGCAAGCTGGTCAAGGGCCAGGGCTGGTATCGGTATTTGGAGCTGCCGCCCGCTCAGCACGAGCTGGCCCTCATCGACGGATGGGAGCCCCTGCACCTGCGCCAGCACCGCATGGACGACCACCAAGCCCGCGCCCTGGCCCGCGACCACAAGGGCGTGGCGCTGGTGCGGGCCACCGAACAACACCACGGGATCCACTGACATGAGCCTGATGACGCAAGCCTGGCTGCTGGACAAGTACGGCCCGCGGCTGAACGTAGACGACCTGGCCGAGGTGATGGGCATGGCCCGCGCGACGATCAACAACGAGATCAGCGCCAGCAGCTTTCCCGTGCCGACGTACCGCGCCCACGGCAAACGCTGGGCGGACTACCGGGATGTGGATGCGTATCTGGACCGCTGCCGCGAGGCGGTGGCGAGCGTCTAACGCCCGAGGTAAGCCGCGCCGTCAGGCGTCGGCTTGAGCGAAGTGTTAGGCGTCTCGCGCAGGTTTACGAATGCGGTATGCATGGCATGCTGTTTGTAGGAGGTAACTGACATGGCTGGACATTCACACGAGACGGGGCGCAATGGCCCGCGCGACGAACCGCAAAGCGAGACGGATGCGGTGCAGATGCTACGCGCCGACTTGCGCCGCGTGACCGACACGCTGCAAGAACTGCTGAACTTCGGTTTCCCGCGCAAGGGGCGCAGCGCTGACGACAAAGAGGCGCACCAGAACTGGAACGAAGAAACCGACGCCGCAGTGAAGCGGGCCTATGAAGCGCTGGCGCTGACCGAGCGCTTCTCGTTGAGCGCCGCAGTGCAAGACCCCGCAGTCAAAGTGTGCCGCTGGCCTGACTGCGCTTGCGAGCGCAAGGTATGTGGGCCTGACGCCTAACGTGTTATGGGCCGACCAAAGCCACGCTGCGCAGGCGGCCTAAATGCCACCTTGCCCAAGGGCTTGCCTGCAATAGGCCGCCTACTTTTCCCCAGATGGCCGATGTAAATCCTCGGGCTTGAGCTGCGTGTAGCGCTTGAGCATGTTCCAGGACTTGTGCCCCGTGACCAGCGCCACCTGCTGCACCTCGTAGCCCGCCTCAAACAGCCGGCTTGTGCCCTCATGCCGCAGATCGTGAAAGTGCAGGTCGGGAATGCTCAGCGCCCGGCAGGCCCACAGGAAGTACTTGCTGAGCGTCTGCTCATGCGCGGGGAAGATCAGCTCCCCCTTGGCCTGGCGCTGCACGATGGCCCAGGCGTCACCCAGCAGGGGAATCCACTCGTTGTTGCCCACCTTGCGCCGCGGATGCTTGCGGTCGCGCACCAGCACCAGCTTCTTGGCCGCGTCCACATCGGCCCAGCGCAGCCGGGTGATCTCGCCGCGGCGCATGGCCGTCAGCACCGCAAACCGCACCACATCGGCGTAGAGCGCCCCGTGCTGCTGCTGCAGGTACTCCACCAGGCGCTGCAGCTCGTCCTCGGTCGGCCGGCGCTCCCGTCGCCCGCCCCCGCCAATCAGCCCCAGGTGCGTGAGCAGCGGCCGGGCCTGGCCCACCACATCGGGTAGCTGCACCTTGGCTGCCAGCGCGGCGTAGCGCAGCACCGTGCCGAGCTTGCCGATGTCCATGTTGCAGGTGTAGGGCCCGGCGCCGTCGTCCTGGCGCGCAGCGCAGTAACCCCGCAGATCCTCGGGCGTCAGGCGCTGGGCGTCCCTCGTGCCCAGGTGGTGCTCCAGATGGCGCAGCGTGTAGTGCTCGGTGGACGAGTCACTGATGGGCCGGGCGCGCTCGCGCAGCTTGCGGTACGTGGCGATCAGGTCGGCCACCGTCACGCCTTTGGAGCGCACCGGCTGCGCGTGCAGCCCGCGGTCAATGTCCACCTCCAGCTGCCGCGCCCAGCGCTCGGCCTCAGCCTTGGCCTCAAACGTGCGCGTGTAGACTGGATGGCCCTTGCGCCGCACCTGGGCGCGCCACTTGTCTTTGACCTGCAGAATGCTCGCCACCCGACCCCCCACTGCTACCGTAGCACTCGGTAGCACCGAGGCTCTGAAATGAGGTGATTGTGGGGTCTGTCGTGGTGAAGGTTCTAGAGGGAAAGCACGGTAGAATTGAGGGGCCGCCCGCCGTAGTTCAATGGGTGGAATTGCCAAGCAGACGCCTGCTCCGTAGCACTTTTTGGTAGCACTCAGGGAGATCTAAATGAACACACCAGGCAGCGCGAAAAGCGCCGTTGAAGAGGTTCTCGCCATCTTGCGCGGCCTGCTAGAGCAAGCCTATGAGGTAGAGGCCGACATGGGGGCCATGCCGGGGGCCGACGAGGCGCTGACGCAGGCCATTGTCGAAACCGAGGGCGTGCTCACTCGTCTGACAGCAACCCCGCCCCAAGCGCAGTAGCGCCGCCGGCTGCGGCCAGCGCCGCCAGCAGCTCAGGGGCCGCTAGGCCCGCGTGGCCTTGCCGCCGGATGATCATGTCGCGCGCGGTGGCTGGCGACACCCCCATGCGCTCGGCGGCCTTGGCAATCTGCTGCGCCAGCAGCTCCAGCTTGGGCGCGCCAATTGGCGAGGTCACGCCCGTTGCGTTGGCGCCAGCGCCCCACACCACCGCTTGAGCGGGAACAGACTGCAGCCCCATGGGCGAGGCGATCTTGTCCTGCCACCACGGGGTGAGCGAGTTCATCTCTGCGACTGATGCGCTGGCCCCAGGGATCACCTCCACGCCCTTGCTGGTCTTGCGGCCGCGCACGTCTGGCAAGCCGACCAGCCGAGACCAGTGCGCGTCACCCACCGGATACGCCGTTTGGAAGCCCGTTTCTGGCACGCCCGATGCGGCGATGTAGCTCGGCACCTTGGCTGAACCCATGTCCACCACGCCGCCGCTGAGGTACTTCTCCATCGGCACCGCCTGCGCCGTGCTGTGATACGCATGGCCCATCACGCCACGCATGTCGTTGGGGAAGCGCGCTCCTCGCTTTGCCTCCGCGACACCACCGAATTTCTTGAAGTCGTCGAAGCGACCCTGAGCATCCAACCAGTTGGCCGCGGTGCCCCGATTCAGCTCTGTCAGCACCTCCGAGCCCGGGCTGGCCATCCCCGTCAAGGTGTTGAAGCGGTTGTACTCGGCCACGGCGTTGGGGCCGTAGATCTCTTCAAAACGCTTGAACAACGGGTCCATGGTGTACCAGGACGCCATGCCCTTGTAGAGGTCGGGGCGCTTTTCTGCCTCGCCAATGATGTCCTGCAGGCGCTGGGTGTTGCGCGGGTTCATGACTTGGCTGGCATGACGCGCACCCTTGGCGCCCTCCGGCACCTTGTACGGGACGTCGGTGATGTTGCCCTCGCGCTTACCCTGCTGCGCAATGGCAAACAGGTCGTCGCGGGTGACGCCAAACAACTCCTTCATGATGGGGTCTTCTGGTGCCACCTTGGCCCGGCTGACCAGCTCGCGCGGGTTGTCGTAGATGCCCGGGAAG